TTACATTTCTATGTGTAAATAACAAAGGATAATTTGCAACCAATTTAATATTAGAAACTAATAAATTATCATCTTCATCATATAAACTCATAGTCCAAAAACTTCCTGCAGAATTATATAAAAACAGCAGTTTAAATATTTTTGAATCCAATTCAATTATTAAAGTATGGTTTGGATTGTTTTTAATAGGAATTATTGTAGCCATAATATTTAAAATAAAGACTTAATAAATTGACCTAATGATATTTTAGATGGAGGAGTAAAATCTTTACTCTCACCAACTTGTCTACCAAAAGAACTTTGTTTTTTAGCACTATCAGTTTTTATTGTTAAATTACTAATTGCTATTGTTTGACTAAAAACAATTCTAGCTTCTTTAAATGTTGCAGTAAATCTAAATGTTTCACCATCATTTGCATCATTTGGCATATCTAGATTTGTCATTACCATACTAGAATAGCTTTTAAACTTCATTACAAGAGCTATCGGCTCTTTATTTTTAAATATCCTATATAATTCATCATGAGCTTCTTTTAATCTATTTGGAATATTTCCTGAAGCTAAAGTTGTAATTTGTTTTATTTTAGAATTTTTTAATGAAAATTTACTAATGATTCCTGTAATTATAATTTCTGTAGGCTCATCTTTAGCATTATCAGTATTAAATCCTCCTTCAATAGGATTGCTTGTTAAAGAAACTTTTTCAGATATATTTCTTGAGCTAACAATATCAACTTCTAATTTACCTATTTTCTGGGTAAATGGTTGTTTAAAAATTATTGCTGCTGCATTTGTAAAAAAACTCATTGTGCGCCTAATTCAATATAAGATTGCCTATTTTCCTCTTGTAATGCTTGTTTGATAGCATTCTTTATTCCAGTAGTATCTGAACCAGACATTCCAGGAGGAATATTTACCGTTAAATTATTGTTTACAGTTTTTTGATTATTAGCAATAGAACTCATATTAGTTGTATTTGCCATAGAAGCTTTTGCTCCTGATGCAATATCAACTTGATCGTCACCTAATCCTACAAAATCTTTAAAAGAAGCTTTTAAATTACCTAATTTGCTAGATATATTTTCTATCTTAGCAAAAAAACCTTCTTTTAGTTTATTCCCTAATTCTACTATCCAATTATAAACAATTTTTAAATCTTCTATAAAGTCTCTTATAAAACTAGAACTAACTTTAAATGTATTATATAAAGATATAGCGACACTGTCAACTATATCCCTTACAGATTCAAATTTTGAATATAAAATTATTAGCGCAGTTATTAAAAGACCTAAAGGATTTTTAATTAATAAACCAAACAATATTCTAAATCCTAAAGCAGCTATTCCTAGTAATTTTGCTAATGTTCCTATTATTAATAATAGAGGACCTAATCCTGCGACCAATAGCCCTGTACCTAATATTACTTTTTTACCTTGTTCGTCTAATCTGGCAAAATTATTAGCAACTTTCATTAACCAATTAGCAAAACTTCCCATTTTCTGGTTAACTTTAAAAACCTCATCCATACCTCGACCTACATTTATTCTTAACATATAAAAAGCATTACTTATTCTATTAGTACTTGCCCTTATTGTTTTAGCTCCTTTTTCTATAGATTCTCCATATTTTTTATTTATTGTATCAGCAACTTTAGATAATATTTTTGAAGAAACTTCACCTTTTTCAATTAGTTTTAAAAACTCAGCAGTTCCCATATTCATGGATTCGGCAAATAAAGCAACCGCCCCTGGAACTGCATCACCTAATTGTAATTTCAATTCCTCTGACATTATCTGTCCTTTCGATTGCATTTGCTCTAACGATCTAACAACCCTTTTAGTATCGTCTTCTGTAAGACCTAAAGCGACAGATAATCCTAAGAAAGACTTTATCACTTTCCTATTAGTTTCTAAATTATCTTTTGAAGCTGCTAAATATTTAACATAAGGTTTTACAGCGCCTGTAAAAGATGAACCTAATTCTTCAGTTATATCTTTTAAATACTGAATTTCATTTGTTACTGTTTGTTGAATAGGTATGCCATCACTATATCTTTTTAAAACTGAAGTTAATGAAGCTTCTAACGATTGTATATCTGCTATAGCTTTAACAGAAGCACCTCCAAATGCAGCTAACGGAAGAGATAAAGTTAATCCGATTTCTTTTCCTAATCTAGTAAAAGATTCTCCTGTAGATTGTAAAGATCTTGTTGTACGTTTTAATTTTGAATCGATTTGATTCAATGCGTTTATTACAGGCTTTGCATTTGCCTCGAAAGTAACTATTAATTCTTTAAGACTTGTTGCCATCGTTATTATTCATTTTAATTTCTGCCTCTTTTTGCTTTTGAAATTCCAGATGATTCCTAAAATCCAAGACTGCGTTCATTTTCAAAGCATCAATAAAGTTCAGATTTTCTATTTCTGAATAAGTTATAGCTTTATCTAAAACAAGTCTCCATACTATTATTTCATCTAAAATTTCAGAATTTAAGCCTTCAATTAATTCTTTTTCATCTCGCTCAATGCTTGCTGGATGGATTCTTCCATCGGTGCTAACATCGGGATCTTCTTTACCAGGATGGTAAGAATATTTAGAGAAAAAAAACCATTGAAGTCTAAAACCTCCATAGCTAATTCGATAGTTCCGTCTAAATTATTTTCAAAAACTTTGTTAAAATTGGTTTGATTATTTAATTCACCAACATCAATAGCAGAGCAATTCTTAAATAATTTCATAAATAATTCACCAGGAATTCCATAAAGTATTGTAGCAATTCCTTTTATAACTCCAGTGCTATTTTCTAAAGCAACATCAGAATCTAATTGATTTTTTACTCCATCAAATAAATCCTTTCTTAATTTAAGTGCTTCTAATGCATTAAATTGGATAATATTTATATCAAATTCACCGATTTTAATAGTTTTTGTTTTTAAAGCCATAACTTATACAATTTAATTATTAATCGTTTCCTGCCAAATTAACCAAATAATCAGATCCTGTTCTAATAGTCCATTCTCTTTGCTTTGCTTCATTTCCATAAGAAATAGTTGGATTTTTAACAATCCAAGCAGTTTTAGCTGCAACAAGACTATTACCTGATCTATCTTTAATTAACAATGGAAGAGGAGCACTTGCAACTCTGTCAGCATTGTGAAGTCCAGATAAAACTTGGTTAGTAGGAGAAGTTTGTCTTAATCTTAAAACAATAGTTAAGAAATTTGAATTATTTTTAACTCTATCAACATGGCCATCAGCACCACCCATAGAGTTAAAAGCATCATTTTCCTCTGATATTTCAACAGAATCACCATCAGCAAATCCTGTTATTTGAGCTACGCCAAATATGACACTTAGCTTTTTAAAATCGAAAGTTCCAATATTGTTTGCCATAATATTAATCTAATTAAAGTTATTAAACTGAAAGGTTACCACTTATTGCAATCTTATTAACTGCTCCAGCTAATGTTGCTGTAAATGAAACACCTGAAAATAATCTCGCCAATTTATCAGCAGATGAAATATCAGCAACATCAGGAACAGTTATTGTATATTGACCAACACCGTCAGCATCAGCTGCAATAAAGTCATTTTCTACTCCTTCGTCTAAAATTTCTCTTATTTTATTTTCAATAATATCACCACCAGCATCAGTATAAGGGATTTTTTCAACGTTAATCAAAGTTGAATATAAATTTTCTTGAAGTCTTGCTTGTAACCAGTCAGCGCCTCTAATTACGTCAATCCATTCACCTGAAGCAACTTTACCGTATCTTGTTATTGATTGTCCAGCAAAAGTTTCGTATGTATTACCATTGTTTGTAAATACAGCAGATGATTGTGATGAAAGTAAATCGTCAGCAATAATTCCTGTAAGTGACTTAAATGCCCAATTTGATGATCCTGGAGTTGTTGGTAATTGACGACCTAACCAAGCAGCATCAGCAAAATAATTAGCAGTATCACCGTTGTATATAGTAAAAGTTCTATCATAACCTAATTGTTTCAATTGATATAAAATACTTCCTGTGTCAGCTGAATCAAGATTATCGGCATCAGAACTTCTAGCAAGAAAGATTCTTTTAAGAACTTCGATTTTTCCTGCAGCACTTAAAATATCAGCTTCAACAGCAGATGTTATTGCAAGCGCATACCAAGTAGAATTGAAATCAAAACATTTTTGGATAGCGTTTGCCCAAGTTTCTGATGCAGTATATGAACCAGACCCTGTAGCAGGAGTCGCTGAAGGAGTAGAAGCAGCAGTATATTGGAAATTATCATCATCAATTTTAGTAATTTCAAATGTTCCATTATATTCAGCTTCATTAAATCCAGTAACTGTTACAGAAGCACCTGACTCTAAGTTGTGAGCAGTTTTATTAATGTTAACAATATCTCCAGAAGGATTTGTTGCAGCAGTAATAGCTGTTGAAGTAGCAACAACTTTTTTACCAATCATTATTGAAGCCGGTGTTTTTTCTTGTGAGAATGCAGCAGAAGCCATTTTATATTCTGGATCTGACGATGCAAAATCAACTGCAACTTCAGTTATATTAGCGTAACTTTTTACGCGTCTATCGAGTTTCACGCTTTCACCTAAGAACATTGGAGTTCCGAACCCTTGTTGTGTAATAGTCTTAGTTGAAAGGCTAATTGAAACATCTATTATTTGATCTAATTTATTTGACATAATTCAATTTCATTTTAATTATTAAAAAATTATTCTACCGTCATTTCAATAGTAGATGGATCCTTTTGCTGATCACCACCGAGCTCACCAGAGATTTCAATAGAATTAACTACCTGCACACTATCTTTTGTATAAGAAGAATAATTTTTAGAAATTCTAAAAATTAGTTCAGCAACCGATCTTGTTTCAAAACTTTTATTAATAGTTGTAGTTATATCCACAGGATCACTTTCAATATTAACATATGCTAATTTATTTTGACACAATAAATCTAAATTACTTGGTAATTCAAGTTTATTAATTAACTCTAATAAAATTCCCATTCCATCTTCACTTATACAAGTTAAAGATAAAACAATTTCTCTATCACCTTGAGTTTTACTTAACTCTCCAGCATTAGGTTTTGAATAGTAATCAGTTCCACCAACAAATCTAACTGATGATATTTTCATAGCAATGTAATCACCATTAGGAGTTGATGCATTTTGATCTGACCATATAACTTTTTTAGCAGTTAATGTATTTATTACTGTCGCTAATGCCGTTTTTAATCCTACTATATTTATGCTCATACTCTAACTTGATTCAGGTGGAACACTATCATTCGTTGTCCTTTTAGCAACAAATATTTTATAGTGGTTAATAACATTATTTTTCCAAGGATATATTCTAACAACTTCAAATTCATCTCCATCTATAATAACTATATCTGCATTTACTCCATTACCTTTTTCTATTCCATATAATTCTGTAGAAGTAAATATTTTTTTTGTCTCTAATTCCCTTCTGTTTTCAGGAAGTAATAACATTTCTGATCCTGTCATAGGCTGAACACTAGCAGTTATAGTAAATTCTGTATCAGGCCCGGAAACTTTAAAAAAACCCGCGGCGTCGTAATCTCCTGATGCTCTTCGTTTTACCGTCAATGTGTGTTTTCTAAAACTGCTCATTTTTTTAATATTTTAAAAGATATGCTTTTTAATAATTGCCCTGTTTCAATTAATGGATTATCAAAACCTTTATTTTTTATAGTTGATAAAGCATTTCCAGGATCTTTAAATCTAATTATTGTTTTTTTAATTTGATTTTTTTGATATAAACCTATTAATCTTAATTCTCTCGTTACATCAAATCTTCCTGACCTTATTAATTTTGGTATTTTTGAGAATTTTTTACTTATTTTTTTATAATTTTTATTAAAAGTACTTCTTAAAAATGATCTTTCAGGAATAACAATATTTCTATTTTTTCCAGCTTTTGTTGTTCCATATTCATTTACAATAGCTTTGATGAGAACATTTTCTCCTGATTCTTCAAAAACGCCTACATCAACTTTTTTAGAATTTAAATCTTGAAAACTTTTTTTATAATTATTATAACCTTTATCTATTACTTTAAACCCCATGGTTAATATAAAAATTAGGAACACGAGCTTTTAATAATCTATTGTAAGAATTCAAATATTGAGTAGTGTTCATACTTACATTTGGATTATTTCCTCCACCATAGCTTCTACTTAAATCACCTTCTTTTTCTTGAGTTAAAACTCCTCTAGAATTTCCGTCTCTTGAGCTTAGCTCCAACAAATGGCAAGCATAATACGCTATAGCCAAATTATAATTATTGGTATCACTGAATAATGTAGCATCAACTTCGTTTTGAGCAATACTTATAAATCTATTTTTTTTATCTGTGGAATTATCAGCATCTATTGTTGGAGCAATATCAGCAATCCACTCAAGAGACGTAGTCATTACTTAGCAGCTTTAATTTTCTCAATTATTTGTTTAGCATTTAAGCTTTTAGTTTCAATATCTAAAGATTTAGCAATTTCTACTAAAGTTTTTTTGTCTTGAGCTTCAAGATCAATATCAGAAATATCAATTCCTTCTTCAGAATTATCTTCTTTGATTGCTTCTTCAACAACCTCTTCAGATTCTTCTTTAACTTCATCTTCGATCTTTTCTTCTTTTGGCTCTTCTTTAGGCTCAACTTTTTTAGCTTTTGCTTTAGGTTTTTTCTCTTCTTCAGCTACAATAACTAAACCAGAAGTTCCAACCATTGCTTCATACATTGGATGAGCTTTAATTAACTCAAATTCTTTATCGGTTAATTCGTTTTCACCGTCTTTTAAAACAATAGTTCCTTTAGTAGTTCTGAATCTTAGTAAACCTTTAGTTCTTTTTAAAATTTTCATAACAATTCTTATATTAGTTAATAAATCTATAAAAGCCTAGAAGACTATTGTCCTCTAGGCTAATTTGGATTATATACCGTAGCTGTAAGAAACAGAATAAGGGAAGAATACTCTAGTTCCACCACATCTTGCTTCAAGAATATTTTTTGTTGCAAGATTTTTGATTTGAGGAGCATGAGGCATTAATCTTATAGGAAGAACACCTTCTAGTTTTTCTTCTGAATTATTATAAAGAACAAAACCAGATTTAGTTCCATTTACAAAACCATTTTTAAGTTGTTGAACCCAATCTACAGTTACGCCGTATTCTTGTTCAATATATTTCAATATTGACATACCAGAATAGTTAGTAGTATCAAGAGCTTTTTTCTTAATTAAATGATAATTTGTAGCATCAAGTAACATACGAGTTGGAACTTCATTACCGTTACTTACGTTAATCATATCATTAATCGCTTCTTCAACGTCAGCAAGAATATTTGCAGCAGTTTTAGTTGACCATAATGTAGATGAACCAGATCCAGTAGCAGCTACAGCATCAATAGGAACATTAGAGTTATTAAACATTCCAGTAATACCGTATTTTGAATCACCAAAACCAAGCATTTTTTCAACTTTTTGATCTACAGCTTTTCTAGCAGCTAAAGCTTTATTGGTAATTACAGATCTACCAACATTTCCTAGCATTCTGTCTTTTCTCATATCCTGAACAGAATAGATATAAGCATCAGCTAAAGATTTAATTTTGTTAGTATACTCGTTACCGAAAACTTCGATTGTTTTAATATCATCACCAAAATCTGTGATAATATCTGCTTCACCAGTTGAATCAAGAACATCATAAGTATCTTCTTCAGCACCTTCTGGAATTGAAGTATTAATTGGTAATAATCCACCATTTAATAATTTCAACTCAGCATAAGTTGGCATAAAGATTTTTTGACGAACGAACTCAAGGTTTCTAGCAAAAAAGAAAGCTTCGTCATTTTTAACAAGACCCACTTGTTTAGCGGCATTCTCGTAAGACATAAACTCAGGAGAAGACGTATCAATCTTAATTTCCTCTCCGTTGTCTAGTTTAAATTTTTGAATAGGCATAATATTATTCTAATTTAAAGTTATTAATTACGGTTGGTTAATTTCTACTTTTGCTAAAGCAGGAGAACCAGTAGTTCCAGTAGCAGCACTTACAAATTTCGCACTAGAAACAGCAAGGTTTCCAGAAGAAGCATTTGTAAATTGACCTTGGTTAGATTCGTTTGATTTATCATTATAAACGTAAACTGAATCACCATAAGCAACAGTAGCAACAACCTCAACAAAAATAACACCTTTAGTTAGAACATTAACAGCGTCATTTATTTGGTATTTGTCATCGCCTCCGATTGTTGTTGGTTGACCATGTCTAAGAGCAGCAATACCTTCAAAAGTATCAACTGAACTGTAAACAGTAGTTGAACCTGCTTGAGAAGCACCACCTGCAACAACTACATCAGAAATAGTGATATTTGAAGCAGCATTATCGACAGTGATTAATATTTCACGTCCTGTTCCTGCAACAGCGCTAATTCCAGTTAAAGCATCAATTGCAGCAATTACAGCAGCAAAAGTTGCAGCGTGTGAAGTTGCAAAAGTAACTTGAGATATAGCAACACCATTAACATTTAAGTCAATTGTGTTTCCAGTAACAAAGTCAGCATCAAAAGTTAAAGAAGCTTTTGATTTGAATATATTCTTAACGTCAACACCAGGAGTAATTCCTTTAACAACAGCTCTACCAAATTCGATTGCTTGTTCAGCATTTCTTGTTTTGATATTACTATCTTCTAAAGTAGCTACTTGACCTTTTTGGCCAACGTCTAGATAATTTTGATATTTAGTAATAGGCATAATATTTATTATTTAGAATTATTAGAACGTTTAAGTAAGTTTCTTTGTAAATCTTCATTGCTAAGAGCAACTTCAGAATCCTCAGAATCTTTTTTGGAACCAGCAATTTTCATATTTTTGCCAAGGTTAACATCTTTTTTAATGTCAATCACAGCATCAAAACGAGCATTGATGTATTCATCACTTTTTTCATCAACTTTAAATTCTGGTGAAAAAGCAACAATAACTTTGGTTTTAATATCTTTATCAGATAAACCAGAAAGATCCTCATCTTCTTTTAAAAATTCAGAAGCTTTCTTTTCCAAAGAAATTCTTTGTTTAACTTTAACAGCAATTTCTTCTGAATCATCTTTATTAGATAATTCATCAACTTTAGCTTTTAAAGCGTCTCTTTCGCCTTCCAAAGAATCTACTTTATTTTGTAAATCTTTTTCAGTGTTTTTAAGGTTAGAATTGTCTGTTTCAAGAGTATCAAGTCTTGAAAAGACTTCCTCTGAAACTTCATAATCTTTACCGTCTAATCTTATTTTTTTCATACTTAGATCATTATTATTGAAGTTATTAAAAACACAAATGGCTTCCTGCCCATCAAGTCTCAACCTAGCTTTATCGCCAGCTCGACCTTGATAAACAATGGCCAGATGATTCCCTTTTATGTTCGTTTGAACATAATCATATTTTTCTCCGTTGTGAACACCGTCTTTCTTAACAAGATTAACTTTATATCCATAAGAAAGACCTCGTTTACCAGAGTTTATTGCATCTATTACTTTTTTATCAGTTATTTTTAATTTAGTTAATAAATAACTATCTTGACGTTTTATATCTTCACCAGTAAATCCAACTGCTAATTTTTTAGCATTATCAGCATTAACCTCTTCTTGTGGATGATCGTCAGTAATAGGAAGTAATTTGAATGAGTTTATTGCATCATCTTTAAAGACTTCGTCAGCAAGTCTAAGTTCTCTTTGAACAGAACCATCAGCTTTCATATAATTAAATACACCTGTTCTAGTGGCTATAGCATATCCTTCTAAATAGCCTTCAGGTGTTTTTGTTAATTTAACTTCATCTAAGTTAAAATTATCATATCTGATTGCTTCTACAACATCAATATTATTTTTCTTAATATCGTTTGTCGAATTATTGTTATTAGGCATCAATTACTATTAATTTTAATTTTCTTATCAAGTTCAACTCTTGAAAATAAAAAAGCTTGAAATAATTTATATCCTTTTCTTTTTACAATTTCTAGTGTTTCGTAGTCTGCATAAAGATGATATCTTAAAACATCATTGGCAACAATATAAACTAAAACATTAGATTCTTTTGATTTAGCATATTCTTTTAAAATATCCTCGTAAACAAAAAACTCTTCATCAGTTGAAAAATTAACATAATGCGTTATTGCATAACCATCTAATTCAACTGACATCATAGCTAAAGTGCCAGGAAGCTCTTTTATAGTTTCTATCCTTATAATTTTAACTTCTTTTTCATCTTCAAATTCCATATCATCCTTTTTAACTTTTCTCAAAGCTAAATCAGAATCAAAAGTATAATCTTTCAACCTTTGTTGAAAATCTACTTTATAAGCAAAGTCTCCCATACCTGCGCATGAAATTGTAAACAAAAGAATTATAATTGTAAATATTTTCATAATTCTATTTATATTATACATGTTAAAATAAAAGTAAACATTTTATTAGTCTTTAATAAAATCATATAAATCAATAGAAAAATTAGTTTTTAAGAAGTTTTTACAATACTCATACATTAAACATCCTTTAAAAATAATTCTAGAATCTACATCATTATGCATACAATGTTCATTAATATCTATAATTATTTCATTTTCTAGTTCAGTCAAGTAAACTTGAGTTTTATCTTTATTATATATTAGTTGGATCATATTAAGCATTTATATAAAAAGTTTTAACACCATAAGCTATAGCAATATCATGTTCAATTTTACATCCTCTAGCATTAGACCATCCTGGTAAAAATATAGCTATATCTGCTAAAGCTAATCCTTCAGATATACTTTTACCTAAAAATTGCATAGCATTTCCATTATAATTATCAAAAAATGTATTAATAACTTCTACAACAGGAACTTCTTGAAGACCTTTAGTTTTTCCTTCATTAATTTTATTATATTCATGTTCAAGATATTTATTAAACTTATATAAAGCTGATTTTTTAGCTTCACGAATTTCAAGGTCACATTTACCGTTCATCGGTTGAGATATAAATATTTTCATAGTTTATTCGTTATTTTGATTGTTATTACCATTGAAACTTTCTAAATCAATTTTTTCTTTTATTTCAGTTTCAATAGAATAATTACCATTGCCAAATCTAGATTCTCTAACTTCATTTGGATTATATACCCCGTTAGCGATATAGATTTGATCGGTCTCAGCTTGTTTTTTTCTCATTTCGACTTTTTCTTCATCAGTTTGTTGCCATAAAGAATTAAATACTATTGAATGCTCTTTATTTTGATCTAATTTAGAATCTTTAGAATAAGAAATTAATTTTGTTAAATACTCTAATTGAGTTAACATTTCTTCTTCTTGATCCGATTTGATTCTATCATAATAAAGCCTTGTTTCTTGATCTTTATTTGTATTTAAGCCTTTTGAAGTTGTTCCCATTAAAATATTTGTAGGAATACCTGCCATAGCCGCTACAGTTTCTTGAATTTTAGCAAATGCTTCTGAAACGCCTCCTGTTAAAGATTGCGAAACAACATCAAAATCTTCTTCTGAGTCTAATACTAATGTAGTCGAAACAGATTTAGCTAAGTCAAATATCTGTGCCCTTGCTTCTAATTGTTTTTGGCCATCAGGATTTGCTAATAACTGCATTAAATTTTTTATTTTTAAAGTATCAATGTTGAATTTTTGGAATACTTTAAGTAAAGCTTCTAATGAAAGGCCATAATTTTCAAATATTTCATGTAAAGATTGTAAAATTGATATGCCCCAGAACTTTTCGTGGTTTGGTTGTAGACCTAGTTCGTCCGCAGGATAATATTCACCTGTAAAAACTAAACATCTTGACTCATGAACAACTTTTGGGATTGCACCTTCAGAATAAATAGTAAAGTATTCAGGCTCTCCATATTTTTCTGATAAAGGATCATCGTAATAGTTAGTTTGATCAATTACTACATTTTTCCTACTAAAAAACTTTAATTTTTTAATTGAATTGATATTATTAACATCCACGGGTTGATTAGGCTCTAAACCGTCTTCTATTACCATAAATATAATAGCTCCTCCGAACAACTTTGTTGCTTTTATAGCTTTCTTAATCTCAAATTTTGTTTTAAGATTTTTCATATAACTAAGAATATTTGCTTCAGTATCCTCTGGTATAGTTATCCATTGTCTTGTCATATCATCTGCTAATAAGTCGATATATTTTTTAACAAGGCCATTTCCTACATACAATGCGGCAAATAAGTTGTCATCTGCTAAAGTTAATGAAAAACCATTATTACCTGATGTTTTAGTTCCTAATTTTTTAGCAATATCAATATATCCATCATGATTTGTTGATTGTAAAGTTTTATTGTTATTAGTTTTAACTAATTTTTTCTTTGTCATAGTCTATTTAAAATTGAAGTTTCTTTTAATAAAGCTGAATAATCCATAGGCTTTAATCTTTGATCAGCTGGATCAAAAAGTAAATCTTTTATTGCATAAGTTAACGTATCAACCTGATCTTTTTTATTTGCACCTTTCTTAGCAGAAAAAGTTAATAGCTCTTTTTCTAAAGCTCCTAACCAAGAAGCATCTTTTGGAAATAATACTTGGTGAGATTCCATTCTAGGTAAAATATCATTTGCCCTTGCAACTTTATCTTTTTCAGGATAAAGCTTAGTCACAGGTATGTTTGTCTCATCCTCTAACAATTGGATAAGGCCTATGCCTGACGATTTATCCTCTACAGCAAATTTTATTAAAGGTGAATCATGCTCATTAGATTGATGTTTTAACCAAAAGTCCTTAGCAGCTCTTAAAAGCTTAGGAGTAGTCATTTTATTTCTAAACACGTCTATAAGATAAGCATATTTTCTTTGATTCTTAGTTAAAAGCCCCCAGCACATAAACACTGTGTAATCGTTATTCCTGCCTTCTTTTGACGCGGTGTCAGCATAAATTGCTAAATAATCCATCTTAGGCAAAAACTGGTAATATCTAAACCATTCTCGACGGAATATCTCACCGTCATCAGGATAAGGATTTTGAAAAAATTGAGCTTCTAAAGCTTTTGTGCCCATTAAATAACGATCTTCTTCTAATTCTTTATCTCCATAACGCCTTGGCTCTAAATACGATCCTGCTTTATTAACATGTAGAAAATTATTAAAAGAATAAATCTTAGATCTTCTAGCTTTTATTGGAATTATTACATTTTCCCAGGAATCGTCTACAAAAGTTGCTGTAAAGTCAGTTGCACCTAATCTTTGTTGAATATTTAATATTTGGCCTTTTTTTCTATTATTAAACCTTGAAAACGCAGTAGTTTTAGTCCATTCTAATATAGATTCGCTTTCTACTACCGACATAGATTGTCTTGGATCCATTAAATCATCAAAAATAAGTATATTTGCACCTTCACCTGTAATAGAACCCATTGCTGAAGTTGCTAATCTAAAACCACCTTTAGAAGTAACAAAAGCGTTTTGTGTATTTTTAGTCTCAGATTGATCTATTTTCAATGTCCTTGACTTAGTATCAATATGGAACTTAGGAAAAGCCCTATGGAACCAAGAGGAATTTGATATCGCCCTTGCAAAAGAGTGTAATTTTTGCGATAATGATGCGGAGTGAGATATAGAAATTATCCTTTTTTCAGGATTTAGCCCTAAATACCACATTGAAAATGCAACATTACATAATGCTGATTTACCGAACCTAGGAGGAATATTAATATTTAATTTTCTTATTTCTCCATTAGCAAATGCTTGTAAATATTCACAAAGCAGCCCTATATACCAATTATCTAAATATTTTTCACCTCCATCAAATTTTTCAAACGATTGCTCGTAAAAACATTCTAATTTGTCTCTTACAAGAAAATCTATTGTTGAAGGATTATAAATTTCTGGCATGTATCTATTATTTATATAAATTATAATCTTTTAAAATATAATTTATATAATATAAAAAGTAAATCGAAAAATTTTTCTGGATTTTCCCGGGGACTATTTTTATTTGAATTCCGTTTCCGGAAAATTTTTTTGGGATTTTTTTCTGGAAAATTTTTTTGGGATTTTTTTCTGGAAAATTTTTTTGGGATTTTTTTCTGGAAAATTTTTTTGGGATTTTTTTCTGGAAAATTTTATTATTGAATACTTTTAGAGAAGAGAGCGCGATTCATAAGAATCATTATTACCGCGATCGTTTTAAAATTTAGCCGCGCAATATAATTATACGCGGCCAGGATAATATTATTTATTATTTTTATTTATATACATTGTATTTATATTTATATTTATATTTATAAATTAATTTTTATTTAATTTATATAATTATTATAATATATTAAATTATAACTGTACACACTTTTTTTTATATATTTTAAAATTTATTTTATTTATTTTAAAATAATTGTTTACATTTATAATTTAATATATTATAATAATTATATAAATTAAATTTTATTTTAATTTATAAATATAAATATAAATATAAATATAAATATAAATATAAATATAATGTTAGAATTTTTAAAAGAATTAAATAATAAATTCGCCGAGTTAGATAAAAAATTAGGCGATCTCCAAGATAACGTTAAAATTTTAAAAGAATCTGCGGACGATTTAAAATCAACAATATAAATATAAATATAAATATAAATATAAAATGACTAAAAATATAGAATTAGATATTATACCTATGTGCGATGAAGAATTTAAATTATTTATTAATAATTTAAATAAATATAATTTAAAATCAACGTTCATCGAAGATAATACGCAAAATCCTAATTGCAATATTATTAAATTATCAGGATCTTACGGCGATATAAAATTATATTTAGAAAACGAATATGCCACAGACAATGAAGATTTAGAATTTTTGCTAACGCAAATCAACAACTAAAATCAACAACTAAAATTTATTTTATAATATATTAAATAAACTGTTTACAGTTAAAATTTAATATATTATAATAAATATATCGGTAAAACGATAATATAATCAATATAAATATAAAAATAAAATGTATATAAATAAATTAAAAGATCTATCCAGAAATAATATAAAATTTTTATTAGACAACTTAGAATATAAATTAAAAAATCAACAAAATTTATACTACGATCGAGATATTGATACGATCGTGCTATCTGATCCTAAATTCACATTTAAATACAAATGCAACACTAGTTCGCTAGAAAATAACAAAATTATTCTTGAAATGCCTAGTTATAAAGGCGATCCTGTAGAAATTTATAATAAAATCAACAAAAATACCAACCATTTTACCTCGATGCTATATGAATTATGTGAGCTTATGGCAAATAAGGCCGATGATTTAGGATTATAAATATCCTAAATCAACAACTAAAATCAACAATATAAATATAACGATAAAATCATGAAAACATTTGACAAATATAAACAAAATTTAAAATATACTTACGGTGATAAAGGCCTAGAAATATATTCATATGGCAATTTAGTTGCTTATTATGATGAAAAAATTGATCCTAATGCATTAATTCAACCAAAATATTATAGCGTAACAACTCAAAAGCATATAAATTACGCGGCTAAATATTTCAATTTTAAATTAATTAAATCATTTTAATTTTTTGGCCTCTTTCTCTAATTGTCTCTTAATTAAATCAATTTCTTTAGGAGACAATTCTCTTTCAGCATTTACAGACGCGTCTATAACGCTTTTCTGGGTAGCTTTTCCCTCCACTCTGTCCAGTATATCATTGATCGCCTGTAATTTGATCTGAGGGCTATTTTTCTCGTCCTGGAGTATATCCAAAAATGTAAATGTTTCTAAACCAATCTCTTTTACAATTTTTGCGGCCTCTTCATTTCCATTTAATTTTAATTCTCTGGCCTTCAATTCTGTAAAAATTTCTAGGCCTAATTTAAATCTTTCTTTTAGCTCTTTTTTCTTTTTAGAATTAACCCTTAATGCCTCTCCTCCCATAGCTCCTATCCTCTTTGCTCTTTCTTCTCCTTTCTTAAATGGCTTCAAATTTTTAATTCCTTGCTCAATAGAATTCTTATGAATATTCATTTTATTTAATATAATTTAAAATTAATAATATATAAAACTAATTTTAATTGCACAATTCCAAAAGTAAATATAAAAATCAACAATAAAAATCAACAATAAAAATCAACAATAAAAATCAACAATAAAAATCAACAATAAAAATCAACAATAAAAATCAACAATAAAAATCAACACGAATTTACCAAATTAGTGAAGGTTACGAGGTTACAAGATAAGTTACAAGACTTGTAACCTAAACCAAGGTAAATCCCCCTTTGCCTAACACGCCATGAGGTTACAAGTTACGAGTTTTTCCCTTATAAGCCTTAACCATTTTATTTTTTTTATTTTATATTTTTTTATTTATCATTCATATTAATCTCTATTTATCTTGTAACTTGTAACCTTTTTATAAAATAATAATAAAGAAAGTCAACAATTCTATACCCTCAGAGCCGATAAAAAAAGGTTACAAGATGCCTAAAACTTGTAACCTATCTTGTAACCTTTTAGCTATCTTGTAACCTTTTAGCCATTTTTTGCCCTCACCTTGGAATTTTGCAGGAATAAAATAAAAAAAAGTAAAATAAAAAAGGTAAAATAAAAAAGTAAAATATATTTTAAAATATGTAAAATAATTGTTTACATTTAAAATCTACCATTATATAATTAATTTATCAATTGGCCACATTGGCTAATTGATAAATTAATTATATAAATATAACGATAAAATGACTAAAAAAAATAATAATGAATTAAAGGAATATTTAAATCAACTTTTAGATAATGATTTTAAAATATTAATATCTAAACCTACACAATCATTTCCAGAAATGACTTACGCATTTTTTGAAAAAAATAATCGAATCGGTTATGTAGGATATGATTTTTATAAAGGATTTAAATTTTCAACTCAACATAAACCTAACAGTAAATATGGCACAGGATTTGCCTGCCAAGATTATGAAGACTCTATAAGCAACCCTACAATAAAAGACGCAGAAAATTGTTTATTATATAAATCTGGATTTTATGATAATAATCAAGAAATGTTATATAAAAACTTAGAAGAATTTAAAAAAATGGAAACAGTTTTAGAATATGAATTCATTACCTCAAAATTTAAAATCAACAACTAAAATCAACAACTAAAATCAACAACTAAAATTATGACTAATTTAATCTTTGAATTTAATCAATC